TCGTTTAGATTTTAGATCCTTTGTTGTTATGTGTGCGGCAAAGTATAAGCTCTTGGCTAAAGAAGCCGAAATACACACAAAAGGCACATCTATTAATTGGGAGCGTTTTTTCTCTTCCACTCCAGACATTGCTGGTCAACCTGATCCCACACTCCAAGAACAAGTCCGAGTTGAGCGTATTATATACGAACTTCCTGAACCGGACTATGCCTCCCCTGATGGTGTGGATGATGAGCCCCCCCCTTTGACCAACAGAGCTAATCTTCGTCGGCAATTGCGAAACGTCACTATCAATCATGTTCCTAATGTTGATATTCCAGACGAAACTCTTGACCAAATGATTAGTCAAAAAGGTGAAGAAATTCTTCGCAGCTTGCAAGGAGACGAAGAAATTATTCTTACCTGGGATCCTATGACCACAGCTGCTCCTTTTAGAAATGCAGCGACCACCAGTACCCCCTCGAAAACAGACGTCAATGCTGAAGGCTTTGTCGATGTTGTGCGGTGGATATCAGGAACCCATCCCGTCCAGAGACTGATGAGAGAAATTAGAGGTGCCACTAAACCAAACGCCATTAGATCAGCGGTTCAGAGTTTTGTTGAGACCTATGGTGATGTTCATGATCGCTATCACCTCGACAACGATATTGTTTTTTGAGCTCTTTCTGCAATGTACGCGCAGACTGAAAATGTTAGAGACCATCCTGTTACCGGAACTTGTGAATTGGCTTGTCTTACACATAAAGCTTGGGAAACGACTATTCCCTGTACTCCTAAAGATGTTACGCTTTGTCGAGCTGTTGCGAGAAAGCTCGGTATTCCAACCCCGATTTTGGTCAATTCCATTTATTGGATTAAAATTGAATCGGCTAGGGTAATTGATGGGAAATATGATTTTGACCTTGATCCCCCGGGTATTCCTCAAGATGAATGGAATGAGTTTTATAAGGCTCTCTCACCTCAAGAATTGGAGAGGGTTAAGACTGTACTTCACGAACAAGCCGTCTATTATCTAGCTCAATTTCATAAGTGGTTTTCAGTCGGTCAGGTTGTTGGTGTGGTCGGGTTGTTTTTGAC